GCCTAGCATAGCACACTTTGCAAGCAGGGACTGCTTCACCCGTGGAATCTTTAGACCCCGGACAAGTGTCCCAAGCCTGAAGACTCCACGAATAACACCCTAACTTGGATGTTCTTGATAACATTTAGACTGCTCCGTTTTGTGTATGGATCAGGTGGTCAGCACATACGAAACTCACTGACCAATTCTTGACACGAAACACTTGACCATCAGATGCACGCTGAACCTTGGCATACAATGGGTTAGTAGACAACACCTTACCATTAATTCTCTGACCTCTGCTGTACACAGTCAGGAACCTACCACCACGATTCTTAAGAACACGATTGAATCTGAGGGAAATACGGACTAGGTGTAACATTTAAAATCTCCTTAGATAGTTATCTAAAACATTAAACATAAACAACAACCACAACACAATACTACCACAAAACACAGAATTGTCAAGCATTAAAAAAAGGGAGAGGGGATTTCTCCCCACCTCCTTAGATCGTCGCAGGCTCTAACTGCTCTTCGACAACCTCGTTAGCGATCACCATCAACCGCTCTGCGAGATCGAACCGCCCATGGTGATGCAGATGCTGGGCTATCCGATCCAATTCTGCAGAGATATCGCCTAGGCTAAGCAGGGTTTCAGTGGTCACTGATTCGTCTGCAGGTTCTTCATCCTCTGGCTTATCTTTCTTGTTCAGATCTCTAGCGTATTTGGCAAGCAATTGAACCGATTTGGTGGTGTAATCGTAGAGGGCTGATCTTTTCTCTGATTCTTTCCAATTCTTGAGAATCGCCTTCACCCTTGATTTGTAATTCTTCGCTTCTTTTTCTTCTTCGCCTTGATTGATCCTGTAATTTAGATAACTATCTAAAAACTCATTCATCTGATCATCCGAAGAAATACTAATGAGACAATCCTTAATTAATGCCACCGCTTTAGTACCTGCCGAGGTTTCCACCTTGGCTAGATCTTTTCCTGCGCTTTCGAAATTCATGGTCAAACCTCCGATTAGTTAGTGAATGAATTAGATAACTATCTAATCCATGTGTGAATCTTAGCACGAAACCCTGATTTGTCTACCTAGGGATAACCCTAATGTATTTTTATACAGTACCCCTCTGTTGTTTTTTAGAGACACTCTGTAGGGTGCATCATAGACTCTTTTTATCGCCTGCTCAGACTCGATAGTCTCTACCTATTGGCACGATTCTTGCCTAGCAAGTCCCATACCTGACTAGTCTGTGTGGTCTTTTGTGGTATAAAAGAGACACGGGGGAGGGGGGACAACACAGTTACGCCACGTAAAGCACCCTACAGCACACAAGAGAAGGTAAAATAGCAATTAAATAGTGGGAAAACTGCCCTAAATAGTACAAAATAGGACAGGAAAAAGCCTATATAAATCAAATAGTTAGTAATATGTAGGACTTTGTAGATAAAGTAGGGCTAATCTGTACACTCTGAAGCTGCTAATCTGTCCACTTTAGCTCCTAAATAGTACAAAGTACTTGACTTTTAAGAAAAAGTATGCTATAATAAATGTATTAAGAACAAACTATGTAGAAACTAAATACAATAATCATAATAATAATTCTTAATAATTTAAAACTACATAGATAATAAGGAGAAACACTAAAGTGTCCTTAGAAGCTCAAGGTGTTACCCTGTCCCCTGCTAAAAAAAGGGGCAGACCCAGAAAAGCTGATGTCGAATCCAAGAAAAAGCGAGGCGTGGTAGGTCGTCCTCCCGGCGAGGCAGCAAGAATCAAAGAGTTCTATGCCCGTCTTCTGTCCACCAGCGGTGAGAAGGTCATTGAGACCGTACTCCGCAAGGCAATGGACGATGGGGACAAGGATCAGGTAGCCTGCCTCAAGATGTGCATCGACAGACTCCTACCAATCTCCCACTTTGAGAAGCAGGGTCAAGGCAGAAGCAACTCAATACAGGTTCAGATTGTGACCACTGGTACTCCCCAGATAGCTGCGACAGAGACTGAGGAGATTGGATACGAAATTATCGATGTAGAGGACTCGGATGGCAAACCTTAGAGTCGAGCTACATCCAAAGCAGACTGAAGTATTTAATGACGAACATCGGTTTAAGGTAGTAGCTGCAGGTAGACGGTTTGGTAAGTCAAGGCTTGCAGCTTGGACCCTCATCATTGAGGCTTTGAAATCTAAAGAGAAGGATGTCTTCTATGTTGCCCCAACTTTTCAGCAAGCTAAAGACATTATGTGGACGGTTCTTAAGGAACTTGGACATGAAGTTATCAAAACTGTTCACGAGAATACCGCGGTAATAACTTTAGTAAACGACAGGAAGATCTACCTAAAAGGATCTGACCGTCCAGATACAATGCGAGGTGTTGGTCTAGCGTATGTCGTAGTTGACGAGTACGCTGACATGAAGCCTCAAGTATTCGAGCAGATTCTTAGACCAGCATTGTCAGACGTAAAGGGTGGAGCACTGTTCATTGGTACCCCAAAGGGCAGGAATCACTTTTACGAGTTGTACCAGATGGCCCAAAAGGATGAAGATGAAGATTGGGTATCGTTTCACTTTACTTCTTTTGATAATCCTCTACTCGATCCTAAAGAGATTGAGGCTGCGAAGAAGTCAATGTCTTCCTTCAGTTTTAGACAGGAATACCTTGCTAGTTTCGAAGCCGCCTCATCAGAGTTATTTAAAGAAGAATGGATACATTATGTTGATAGCGATGATACTCCTAGTGACGGTAGTTATTACATCGCTGTTGATTTGGCTGGCTTTGAAGATGTAAGCAAACAAGCCACTAACAAGAAGAAGCATCTAGATGAAACCGCTATAGCTGTAGTCAAGGTTACTTTAGATGGATGGTTTGTAGATACTATAGTGTATGGACGATGGGACATCAAAGAAACCGCAAACAAGATATTAGAAACAGCAAAAAGTTACGATGTGCGGCTAGTAGGTATCGAGCGGGGAATGGCACGGAACGCCGTACTCCCGTACCTACAAGACTTGATGAAGAAGAAATCGTTTTTCATATCAGTGATAGAACTGACACACGGCAACAAGAAGAAGACGGACCGAATAGTATGGGCTTTACAGGGACGCTTCGAGCATGGAAGGATTAAGTTAGTTAGAGGCGATTGGACCAAGCAGTTTGTAGACCAGCTTCTTAACTTTCCGAATAGCGCAGTACACGATGACTTGATTGATGCCTTAGCTTACATAGATCAAATTGGCATCACAGAGTTTACAGACATGATTGAAGAAGAAGAGTACGAACCTTTAGACACAGTATCAGGATACTAACATGGCTATTGCTCGTTTATTCCAAGGACTCCTAGAAATACCAGAGGAGTTTATCTCTGCTTCTACCAGAGGTGGGAGAGCTTTATTTGAAGAGATGCCTCCTAAGCTTACACGTCCTGAGATTATTGGAGGCGAGAAAGCTTTAATGAACTATCTTCCTAAAGCAACAGAGGAAGAGATGGAATTGATGGACTCTAGTATGAAGCTCGCCAAGGACATGGCAAAACGAGGAGCTACGTTTGAGGAGCAAGTAGCCCGTACTGGAATGGGTATTGGACCAGATGAGAAGTTAAGGTTTGAAATTCCAGATACAGACGCAAGACTGCGTTTGCCTACGGATATGCTCGAAGAAGGTGAAACTTATCGGGTTCAAGATGTACTAAGTCATCCTAAACTCTATGAGTTTTATCCTGACTTAGCAAACAAAGAAGTACGTATTATTAACGAACCAGACAAACCAATGTCCTTTGGGGCTTATAACTTTGATAGCCAGACTATTGACTTAAACGTAGGATCAATGCCCTTTATTGATCAAGACCCAGTCTCCGTTATCTCTGGACTACTTCACGAATCTCAGCATTACGCACAACAAGTAGAAAATTTCTTACGTGGCACAAGCAAATCTAAGTTTTTAAAACGATATACGAACAAAGCATGGGACCAAGCTTCTAAAGCTGACAAAGAAAAAGCTACCCGTGACTATTTAAAGTCATA